GGTCACCTACAGTAGTAATGTTCTCTATACCTGGTACATTTGCACTGACCGTAGTGATTATTCCTTGTGTGGTAATTGGTCCATATACATTGGCTTTAATTGTAAAGTTAAATGTATGAGTGACAAATCTACGAGTAGTAAAATCGCCCTCATATTCATCTTCTACTGATACGCCGTTAAGAATAATTGGCACATTATCAATAATATTCAATTCTGGTACTGAATTAATGGATAATGTATAGTCAGGTGTGAAGATGGGTAGAATTTGCTCAACCGCGCACAATGCATCCTCTGTTGTTTTAGTCAACAAATATAAAGCAATCTCAATATTATAAGGAACTGGTGTACGCATCGATGATGACGCGTTTGAGCCATCATTGCAGGTGATCTGTTTCATTCTACCCAGTTTACGGGCAGAATCATAAGTATACCCGAGAATCTCAAATGCCAATCTCGGTAATGTCGTGTAGGTATTATTTTCTAATGTTGGATCTGAATCTACTCTAACAATCCATTTCTCTTTTGGTCCCCATGCAATAGGCACTTCAACGGTTTGTAGAAGATTTCCTTCTTGATCTCTTCTTTCAATTTTTAAATCTGAAAATAGACGGCCAAACGCGATAATTATCTTTTTAAAATTACCGTGATAATAGGTTGGGTAATTAAGCATTATAATTCACCAAATGGGTTAGATGTATTGAATATAACATTTGATGCTTTTTCTTTGAAACTCCAATTATCGCCATATGAAGTTGAACTATCCAGCTTAGAAATGATAAATTCAATACTATCCGCAGATGTTCCGGTGTAATCGCGGTCAACAATGACAGTAAAATCATCAATGATTTCTATAATTCTATAGGCAATATTATTAACAACAATGGATTCTCCAACTACTACATCAAATCCAAAATTGGTCATATTACCTGTTATCGCATTTGATCCATTTACTACATTGATTGTTCCGACAATATCTTTTTCGATTATGTCAGTGTCGTAGGATTTTAACGATTCAAATATATCCAATTCGGGTATGCCTGTTTCAATTTTTTCAGAAGCATATTGAAACAATTCCACTTGCAATTTGTACACATATAGTTTACCTAATTGAAAAAAAGGATCTTGGTGCTGTACAAATTTAATTTCAAATAAACCTTTGGTTAATGGGAAATAGATTAGATCGCCTTCATTAGGTCTTTCGGGTAATTGTGTTGCGCCTGTTCTACCGACAAATTGTTTCCATTTTCTTCTGGGTACAATTAAAGTTGCCGACTGTTCAACCATTAAACCAAATTTCTGTGTAAAATATCCTTGGCCGCCAAATGCGTCGATATTCTCGAAATACATCACTAATTGATATGCCGAACCGAATTTTGATAATCGGTCTTCGCCGAGCACTTCATCTTTAGCGATTAGCGTGCGCGGGATATAATACATTTTATGACCATAGATGTTTATAGATTCTATGATCAAATCTTCCACTAAATTCTGTTCGGATTGCGTACCTTGCGTAAAGTAAACATTGCCTGATTCTGCTCCTCTCATAGTTTTATCCTAAAAACCAATTCAAAGGTGCTGATTTTGTCATTAATTCTTCTTCTAGGTCTTTAATTTCAGACATTGCATCGTTGTATATAGATGGGCCATCTATAGTTACGCCACCTGGTAATTGTATACCACTAAACTTAGAAAGATTAATACCCCATTGTTTTTTGAACAATGCAATAGTATAATGTTTCAACCACAATTCATTCCATAATCTGGGCGCTGTGGCAGGATCTAATGCGCCATATCCATCAACCAGAATATAATCGCCAATAGTAGTATCTATTTTCCAAGTAATATCAAGGTAGAGTTTATTGGTAAATCGATTAAATCGAATATCAGGTTTGGCATTTAGCTCAAAATCCAACATATCTAAATGCTGCATAATGGTTTTATAATAGATCATTGATGTTGATGTAACGTCATATAAATCGTGTAGACGTAATTGATATTGTAGGTCAAACATATTCTTGGATGAAGATGCTTGCGCCATTGGAATAACCCGCGTTACGCCATACATTAAATCGGGGATAGTGACATAACGATTGTCGTATATGCCTTTGATAACTGGATCAACGCCTAGAGTTGAGGCGGTTGATGATATTTCGCCTGTAATAGTTTCACCATCGATAAAATTAATATCGGAACTAATATTGGCAACAATGAGGGTATTTCCGGATGATTCACGACCTTGTGGTTCTTTGACAACAGTTGCAGTTGCTCCGGAAATAGAACCTTTAATTACTTCGCCTGTGGTATAATCGCCTGCATTATTTTCAACCAATGCGATTGATGATGCGGTGATTTTATACTTGGCATAAACTTGTTCAATACCTTCAGGATGATATAAATGCCAATATTCAAGTGCTTCATCAATGCGATCTTCTAATTGATCGTCATCGACATTTATTTCTATTACGGGTTCCCCAAGTGCGCGGAGTGCGTAATTTTTTAAATCTTCTCTTGAATGTAGTGCCATTTATATAACCTTATGATATGAGAATGGTTGGTGCAGAATAACTACACCAACCTTATTATCATTATTTATTCAACTGAGATTCAAGTGCAGCAATTCTCAAAGATTGTTCTTTCAATGCTTCAACAAGGAAAGGAATCACACCTTGATAATTGACTGTCAATGTACCTAGTTCTTCATTTTTACCAACCAATTCTGGAATGATTTCTTCGATTTCTTGAGCGATGAAACCATAAGTTTTAGCACCAGAATCTTTCCATGTATATGAAACGCCTTCCAATTGATTAACAATATCAGTTGCAGATTCAATTTTAACAATATTGTCTTTTAATCTTCTATCTGAGTTGGTATCAAAGTTAGGCGCAGTAACAGTACCTGTGAATGTAGCTCCAGATAATGTTGCGTAACTTGATAAACTTGATGCATCCGCTTTACCTGAAATCGCAGAAGTAACATTAGCCGCCGTTTGATAACCACTATCATTAGTAAAAGAACTAACAGTAGTTGGCACGGTTGGAATAGTCGGTTTACCTGTTAAATCAGCATATGCACCAGAGAACAATTCTGTTTTGTCTGCTTTTAACGCTAACGCCGAAGTTACATCTGCAGAAGATGCTTTAGTAGATACGACATTAGTCAATGCAGCTGCAGCAGATTCATCGGATGCTAATTGTGTAGCAATTTCTGCTAACGTATCTAATGCAGCAGGTGCCGCGCCAACAACTGCTTGGATAGCAGAAGACACATTAGCGGCAGTTTGATAACCAGAATCATTAGTGAAAGAACTAACAGCAGTTGGAACGCTAGGAATAACTGGTTTACCGGATAAATCCGCATATGCGCCAGATGTAGCAACAGTCGCTAAATCAGCAGAGTTTGCTTTTAATGCTAACGATGCATCAACAGTAGATTTAACGGCAGCAGCATCAGCAGTTGCTTTTAAATTCAGAAGGTTGTTGTCCATATCTGTAAAAGATAGACGACCGCCTTTTGATGCTCTTGTAATAATTGTTGTAGACATTCTTGCTCCTAAAATAGAAGAGGGGGACTATCCGAAAATAGTCCCGAGGAAGTATTAAACGTATAATGTATCTGCAAAAGCAGCGATAGCAGCAGCAATTAATGCGTCTACTTCTGCCTTTGTGTAGGTATCAGATTTATCCGCTTTAAGGTCAATATTACCTTGTAGAGTAATATCCGCTGCTTGGCGATCTGAAACTTCAGTTGCCAAATCAGTAACAGAAGACGATAAACCGCCTGTTAATGATGCCAAATCAGCAGCAACCAAATACCCAGCGTCATTAGTAAACGCAGATACTGTAGATGGTACAGTTGGAATTGTTGGTTTGTTGCTTAAATCAGCATAAGAACCCGAAGTAGCGACAGTAGCCAACGCAGAACTATCTGCTTTTAATGCTAATTGAGTATCAACATAGGTAGTTGATGCTTTACTAGAAACGGTGGTTGTCAATGCAGATACTGCACTTTCATCACTTGCTAACTGAGTAGCAATTTCTTGTAATGTATCTAATGCATCTGGCGCAGCACCAACAACTGCTTGGATAGCAGCACTAACGTCAGAGGCAGTTTGGTAGACGGTTGTGTCTAATGCCCATGTATTAGCGGCAGTTTTTTTCAAAATACCTGCGGTACCGGTTAACGCTCCAATGGCAGTTAAATCATCATCTAAATGACTCGATAATTTAACAAAACCGTTAGCTGAAGTGTATGAGTAAGTAGTACCAAAATTTGAACCACCTGTTGCAAAAATTAAACCATTAACTAAGTTTGATACTTTTGACCAACTACCGAATGTCGCATAATAACCAGATGAGCTATTACCAATTGCCTGCCATAACCCATTGTTTACTGGATTTGTTTGATTGGTTAACAAAAAGTAATTATTAGTCCACCCGTTAGTTCCAGGTGAGCTACTCCAATAGGTACCGACAGTAGCAATTCCATCAAGCGTAGTGCCAGTAGGATTTACACTTGTATCAACATTAGTTGTGATAATAGATGCAACTGGATAATATAATAATGCATCAGTAATACCATAACCACCTAATGTAGTTGGATTAGTACCAGCAGTTACACGACCTTTTGTATCAACAGTTACCGATTTATAAGTACCAGCAGTCGCGCCGCTGTTTGCTAATGTACCGGTAGCAGTCACGTTAGCAGAACCGTCAAATGATGCAATTGACCAAGAAACATCACCAGTCATGCTAATTGAACGAGGAGTTGATAATTTAGCAGCAGAACCAGCAGAACCAGTTGTTGATACTGCGTCAGTAATACCATATCCAGCCAAAGTAGTCGGTTTACCAGTAGTAATTTTAGTCCAATCTAAATTTGGAATATCACTAAAAATTAATGAAGCAGAGCCAGTTACTAAACCTTTTGAGTCATATGTAACTTTAGTGCCAGTCGCTGGTGATACAGATGGATTTGATGATACTTTACCGGATACAACAGTTGTCAGCGCAGATACTGCACTTTCGTCGCTTGCCAATTGAGCAGCGATTTCTTGTAAAGTATCCAACGCAGCAGGTGCAGCACCAACAACTGCTTGAATAGCAGAGGTTACATTTGCAGCAGTCTGATAACCGATATCATTAGTAAACGCAGAAACCGCAGTTGGTTTGTTGGTTAAATCAGCATACGCGCCGCTTAATGCGACAGTTGCTAACCCAGATGCATCAGCTTTGCCAGAAATTGCAGAACTAATTGCCGTACTAACTTGTGAGCCAGATTGGTAATCAGAATCATTAGTGAACGAACTAACAGCAGTTGGAA